GACCTAGTGCTGGGTTCGCTTTAAACGTGAAAGGTCATGTTTTGATCATGCCTTATCACTATATCTTGAAGCTCAAATGGTTCCTTAAAGAAGGAGAGCTGAAACAGTCAGATTTTATCTATCTGATTCAGCCCATCACGAACGTTGAGCACAAGATAAAGGTCTCAGATCTTTTAGGAGACCTAAAGCGAACGGAGTATATGGAAGCCAACGATCTTGTTGCTTTCCAGCTCCCACAAACAGCAAATCCTGGAACCGACCTGTCCAAACACTTTGCAACTTTCCATGACCTTGATTCAGTGCCTAAGCACTTTATCAGTTTATGGAAAAATGTAGGTGATAAGGTTGGTATGTTTTCTGGAGACGGACACCTGCTCACAACAGAGCAAGAGGTGGGGGACACCACTATGAGCTACAAAATCAGGAGGAGTTTTAAATACTCAATTCCTACTGAACGTGGTGATTGTGGTGGTCCAGCCCTTATCTATAATAAGAGTGTCCAAAGAAGAATCGTCGGAGTCCATGCAGCTGGAACACCCGTTGTTGGTGGTCTAGCTACTGTGTTTCCTCAGGAGGAAGTGAAGAAAATGTTAGAACTTTATTCTGACATTGCTAATCCTGAGATTTTCGATCCCATGGCTGTTTACGACCAGGACCTGAAGATTAAATGGGAGGCTCATTACACAGCCCCATTCAAGGTCCCGGCAGTCTGCATTGGAGAAACTTCAGAAGCTGTTTTCTTACCAAAGGAAACGGCGATAATGAAATCTCCATTGTATGAAGCTTGGGGTGAATCAAACACTGCTCCGGCAGATTTGAAAGACAAAGAGAAGGTTGCAGCCGCTCTTGTTAAGTTCTTCCGACCCGTGGAGCTCACAATTCTACCTGCTGTTTTCCAACAGGCAAATTATGAGCTCTTTAAATGGCTATCAAAGCAAAGGCCTACACGCTATGCTACCACAGTGTACTCCTTTGAAGAAGCTATGGTTGGAATTCCAAACAATCCGCTGCTCAAATCTCTTACCCGGAAAACATCCCCAGGTTATCCATATAATGTTCGTCCAGTACGAGGTCTTCCAGGGAAGACTCGCTGGACTGGAAAAGACATGGAATACAATCTGGATAACGATGAGTGGAGGAAACTCGTCAAATATATGGAAGAAGTCGAGAATGACGCTGCAAATGGTGTACGCCGTTTGCACATATTCACGGACTGTCTCAAAGACGAGCGTCTCCCAAAGTCGAAGAAGAAGATTCGACTTTTCACTGCATCACCAATCCACTTGACATTACTTCATAGAAGATATTTCATGGAGTTAGTTCATTGGATGACCAGTGGAAGAATTAAGAATATGTACGGACCAGGCATTAATCCCTATTCGGATGAATGGCATATCCTAGCCACGGAAATTCTCAATAAATCCC